TGCTTTATGCTTCTTAGCAAATTCTTTAGAAGGAAGTTCTACAGGTGGTGCCCATTTCATTGTATTATCGTTTGCGGCGTAATACGGAATGCCTTTGATGTCTGTAGGTTCCCAAAGTGATAATCGAACGTCAATTACATGAGCGTCCATATATTCACCAATTTGGTGTACAATGTCCGATTTACCAATACCTGGAGGTCCCCAAATAAAGATAGGACGTTGTTTCTTAATTGCATGTTTAATGCTGTTTTTAGCCTTGTTAGGGCTTAGTGTGCGAATTGCTACGTTTTCCATTTGTAACTCCTTGTGTTCCTCAGTGCCTTATTATGTATATAATATAGCACCAACTAGCCTAAGAGTCAACCACTAATTTGCCAAAACTTCAATAAATTTTTCTTCTCTGTCCAAAAACTTGTAGTCAATATGTGTTGGATTCATTGGTTCTATGTGTTCGAACACAGTCTTAGGATCAAAATCACTGCAACTATACACATCTAACTGCATAAGAGCAGGAGAACTTTCGTCCCATATGTGCATTGCTATATGGCTTGTTTCTATGATTGCAAACGCTGTGATACCCCTATTTCCTACCATTTTGCAATAACTTGCTGTAGGTCCGTACATAGGTTTCATTTTGATCTTTTTAATTAGAGAGCGTAGAAATTTGATGGCTTTGTTCTTGTTGACTATGGGCTTGTCAACTTCTGCCCGGACCACCAAATGTTTATGAGCTAACATATGGGTTTATTTAGTAATATTGGTGTATTATTTTTGTCGATTCATGGCTTTTATTAAACCATATTTTCTTACATCACCTGAAAATAAGTGCAGTTCCATTGCTTTCTTTTCATTGGTTACTATAATACCTTGGCGATCAAGATAGTAAGGACAGTCTATAAATTGGTCCATCCATATAACTACATTAGTTGTAAATTCAAAGTCTGCTGGATAAGGAACTTGATAGGTTTGAAGATCAAGTTCATTTTTTATAAAATCATAGCCTGTTTCTGTAAGACGTAATCCGCCTGTTTCTTTTGATCTAGTGTTCTGCCACCATAATGGCATTACTTCTTTTATGCTTGCTTCGTTTATAGATTTGCCAGCATTTTTTAGAAAGATTTTTGTGTAGGTTTCTTTCCAGTTCATTCTTGATCAATATCTACTGTTTCGCCTGAACTAAGTTTTACCACTGTAAAACTATTACTGTTGAACATATCATTTAATTTTTTTGCTAGATTGATTGCATGTCCTGGATTTGAAAAAGAAACTTTTTTGTATTTAGGACCTGGATAATTTGTTAAACTATTAGCAGACTTGAGATTAAATGGTTTATTATTATAAAATACTGCCCATATTGCATCAGCATTTAAAATTTGCTCACTTTTATAGGTCTTTTTGTCTATATGTTCTAAAAGTATTGTAGGTTTTGGTCTACTCATTATGCGTATTTCCTAAGTTATATACGCATATATTTATCCTTATTTACCAGGTATTGCCGCCATCCAAACGTACTTCTATAGCTTCTTCTTGTGGATTTTGAGCAAGAAGTTTTTCTAAATCACCATTTAATCTAGACATTACAATACCTAGTGTAAATGCTAAATTTTTGGCTTGCGAGATTTCAAGTTTTACTTCTTTTGCTCTACTTGCATCAGCACTTTTTACTTGTTTTATAAACTGTTGTATAGGAACTGTATTTAAAGGATCATTTTGCATTTGCTGAACTCAGTTGCGTTCTCATTTCTAAAGATGTATGAAATGGACCTTTAAAAGGATATCTATCAAGCGTTATTGATTTAGGACAGAAACTTTTTACCCAGCCTTTGTCAAAACGAATAATATAATATCCTGCACAATAAAGACTTTTGCTTTTATTGCTTTTTGTAAACAATGGTAGTTTTTTGGATACATCATATAAAGGGTTAAATGGTTTACAACTTGTAGGAAATCCATGCACTTCGTTTAAAGAAATTTCTGTAATTTCTAATTTATCCCAACTAACTTTACCTAGGTCTTTTTCTAATTGTTTTGTATTTTTGACAAATCTTGTACCATTAATATCACTTAACATGTACCGGTCATCGTTCCATGAAAGTGTAGCAACTTTAGAACCGTTGCTTTCTAATATCCAAAATTTTCCATCTACTATTTCTTTTGCTTTTAACGTCATACACTATACCTCGCTTGTAATGGCTCAGCATATAACTGAGCGTTTTCACTCACACGTTGTAAATCCCATGTAGCACAGAATTTCATTAAACGTAATCCAACCTGTGAAATTTGTTTAGGCTTATCTATTGCTTCTTCAATTACGTCATTAATAATACTACGAATGTTACCTGGTTGTGCAGTCAAATCACAAAGGATAACATTGCGATTGTAATCATCTAGTACTCGATGTTCTACACCTTCGTGATCTACCCAACGCTGTAACATAAGATTATTCCAATTATATCCTTTGCTGTTTTTATCGGAAAATGCTTCTTGTAAGCCTACTTTGTTTCTAGTGCCTTTCTTACGCACACCAGGATATGCACTGAACACATTGTCGCTAGTGTCGCCACGCATACACTTTTCAAACAACTGCCATTCTGGATTAGGCGCAGGCTTAGGCTCGCCTGTTTTCTTATCAATTACTACCTTGCCTTTGTCTGTAAAATATCCTTCGTGTGTAATTACTGTATTTGTTACACCATTATATTGTTTAACATTAGGTGCAACCAACTGTGCAAAATCACCGTCAGTACTAATAATTACATGTTTATCATTAGGATGATTTTGTACCCAACCTGCAATCAAGTCATCTGCTTCTAGTTGCTGATGATGCAATACAGTGCAATTAGTTTTGTCTGTAACAAACTCTTTAAAATGATCAAACGCTTCCCAGAACAATTTGTCTTCTTCTGCCTGTGAAGCAGTCATGGCATCGCGAGTTTCTTGCCTGTTTCGTTTGTAAGGCTCATAGTAGTCCTTGCGCCAACTACGTCCTTCTAAACAAAACACGACATGGCTACCATTAAAGTCTTGCCATGCTTTCTTGATGCTGTTAAGTGTAATATGAAAGGCCATGCCAAGTTTTGTATCAGCATCGCCTCTGATTACGTGTCTTGCACGAAAGAATGTATTCGCAGTGTCTACTAGTATATAGGTCATTAACTTACCTCTGATTTATCCTTGTCTATAGGTTTAACATTAATATAACCCATTTCACGCTGTGTGTCAAGTCCGTCTTCTTCCAAAATCTGCATTGCAATAGTACGGAACCATCCATTTACAATTTCTTCATTAGTTTCGCCTGTATATCCTGCGTCTAATAGTTGCTCGATAAACTCATTATTCCAATCTAGTTCAAAAAAACCGTTTTTGATGTTGTCTGGATTTACTTGTGTATCTAATACGCCTACCCAAGGTTTACCGGCTTTTGTAGATTCTTCTTTTTCACGCTGAAGAATTGCTCTACGTTCTTCCTCCGTAGTTTTAGGTTTTTCTGTAATTTTAGGTTGTACACCTAATACTTTTTTAAGTTTATCCCAGTTCATAGTCCTGCCTCTCTTGCACGTTGTTCGGGTGTTTCAATGTGTGCTTGCATTGCCCGTTTGTGTTGATCATTAATAAATTCTTCTGGATCAAACATATTCTCAAGTCCCCCACGCATTTCCGAATAGAGATATGTGGAGTCTTGGTGTGAAGCGCCAACCTCGCTCCATACATGCTTCGGCGACTTCTTTAACATTGAGATTATACTCTTCCGAACGTCCGCCCAACGGCATAAGATATACCGGACATTGTACCCCGGCACTTCTGTAAGCGTCCACAGCTCTTGTAACTTCTTCAAAGTCATCTTGAGTAGCGACAACAAACTTAAGGTAAATGTCACTACCGTCAACAAGGCTATACTCTTTAGCAACATTAGGGAGTATAGCAGTTTCCCAAGGTTCTCCTGAAACACTAAGTTTTGGGGAACAACTCCAAGTGACCTCAAATCGGTCTTGATCTGTGAGATAGTTGAAGAAATCATCGTGTAAGGTTTGTGTAGTATTTGTTTCAAATGTAACATTCTTTAGGTCCTGCATACGTGGATGTTCGAACAAATCAATGTAGAGCTTTTGCCACGCTAACAAAGGCTCGCCACCTGTCATGATCAAATGAATGTCTTGACCATTGTCCTGTGTCCACTTACCATTAGGCGTAAGTGATAGTAAATGTTCAACCACTTCATCTACTTCTGCAAGTTTATTGAAGTGCTTAAACTCTGGATAGATACTTGCATATGTATCACAACCTGTGTGAATGATAGGCAAATCCTCAAACTTTTCAGTGCTTTCGTGTACACCAGCGTCAATCAATGCTTTTACTTCTGCATTGTGTTTTTTTCCTGCTTTATGTTGTTCCCAACGATCACGTTTTTCATCTGTACCAAAGTTCATGCAACGAAAGTTACAACCGAATGTGCGTAGGAACACACTTGGTACTCCTACAAACTTACCTTCACCTTGTACACTATAAAATGCTTCTGAATACCTTAGTTTCATAGTGGCAACCTTCCTGTATACAGATCAGTACATAAACTTATCATACCCATAGCAAATACTACTATTATGAATACCTGTGCCATTCTACATGCAATATAATCCATCATCTTGGTGCAAACTCCTGTTGTAGTTTAATATTATCCATGAACTCTTTTTTAGTGCCTGGATCATCATTAAATGCACCTTTTAGCACAGTAGTTTGTGTAAGTGAACTATGAGCTCTAATACCTCTATTTTCACAACAACCATGTGTTGCTTGGATGTACACACCTACGTTTTTACTGCCAGTTGCTTTCATAATTTCACGTGCAATATCATTGTTTAGTTCTTCTTGCAGTGTGCCACGTTTTGCACACCATTGTGCAATACGTGTGTATTTAGAAAGTCCAATTAGTTTTTCTGCGGCAATAATACCAATATATGCGACACCTGTAACAGGCTGATGATGATGCGAACATACACTTTTAAGTTCACTTCGTACAACTAACATACCTTCATAACCATCATCTACATGATTAGGAAATGCAGTTGCGTTAGGCATAGGATCATAACGTCCTGCCATTAGTTCATTTACATACATTTTAGCAAGACGTCTACCGGTGTCTTGACTGTTAGGATCATTATGTCTGTCAATTATAAGACTGTCAAGAACACTTTCGAACTTGCCTGTAAGTTCGTCAATAAGTTCTTCTTTGTCGCCTTTTTGCAAGACTTCTGAAATATTGTCACCCGCCCAATAGCGGATACCTGCATCTTGTAGGCGGGCTTTAATTTGTTCACTTTTGCTCAATTTGTTTCTCCGAGTTATAGACGAGGATGTCTCTCATCATTATGTCTTATTATATGATATATTTAGGTTTTTGTCAAGCATTATATTAGAAATACTTGTCAAGAACTTCCAATTGATCATGATATTCTGCAATAACTTTAAGTTCTTTTTCAATTGCGTCCAAAATATCTGGATGCTCTCCAACTCCTGCTGAATTCTTAAGATATACTTCTACGTTCATTGCGTGTTTGGCAATGTGTCCGCGAGCATGTTCTTTAATTGCTTCGATCATATTGTCTCTGTTATATTCTTTAGCCATTTGTTTCTCCTTTTCTGTAGTTACCCTTTTCAGGTATTACATGACGCACACCGCCACGTGGATCTTCCATATCGCCTTTGCGTCTTGGAATAAGATGAACATGCGGATACATCACTGTTTGTCCTGCACTTTCACCAATGTTTTGTCCAATGTTATAAGCATCACAGTAGCCTTTCTGGATCCAGTCATAACCCCAACCATATGCAGCTTTGTAACATTTTTCAAGTTTTTCCCATGTTTCTTCTTTGGGTACAAAAAGTACATGTCCTTCTGTAACAGGAAACCCATCTTTAAACACAGTATAATCTCTTGTATCTACAAGAACATCTGTCCAAGGTACTTCGTTATACTGCATAAAATTCTTCCTCAACGTATCTTTTTAGTTCATGATCGCCTATGTTTTCAGGAACTCTTTTCTTATAAAACAGTTCATAACTATCACTACCATATTTGCCAATACCATATAATTGTGTAGCATCTTCACCGTCCCAAGTTAGATAATCTTTGCTCATCTGACGCAAACGTTTTTCTCGAACGTTTACCATTCCCAAAGGTTGAATAATCATTTTAATAGTTTCTGGCAATGTATTTAGGTAATGCACTGGCGTAGGACAGATACCAAACAGTTTAGGTAGTACATTTTTTACCTGCTTGCGGCTTGTTTGATTAAGACATATAACCCCAACCATGTGTTGCCAACTATTATCTACCTGTTGTTGTACCATTAGGTCGTCACGCATCTTCTTTATCCTTAATATGATTGTAATCTAAATACTGTGAGCACCACTCATAAAAATGTTTATCTGTATCAGGGTAGCATTCAGCAAACACAGGATCATCTTTACGCATTTGTTTGTAATCTTTACGTGCTTGGGTTTCAGTAATTTTAGTATTCACCAACATTCTCCCATGGGTAAACTAACCATACATCTTCTTCTACTTTGTTTACTTCATCGCAAGAATATGTTACACCATCAAACTCTGAACTTAGATTTTCTGTAAGAACAGAAAAACGAACATTGTTGCCCCATACATGGTCCCATGCTTCGTGTCCTGGCAAACAACCTGCTTGCCAATCTTCTTTAATCCAATTGAATGTAGCACCTGTATCATTAATGTCGTCTACAATAAGAATATTTTTTCCTTGTCCGCCTGAATCTTGATTAGGATAACCAAAGGCATCTTCAGCCATCCAACAGTTGCTTTCTTGATGACTTTCACCATCTCGCAGTGCTACCTTAAGTGCTTCACAACGGATGCCGGTCATATTTGAAATAATAGTAGCAGGAACATTGCCGCCACGTGTAATACCTACAATATAATCAGGACGCCAACCGTCTTTGTACATTTGATTGACAATACTAACGCACATGCTTTCCACGTCTTGCCAACTGTAGTATTTCTTTTTAATCATTTTTTGCACCTCTTGCTAAGTATTCTTCATTGTGGATCCAACGGTAACCAGCTTCGTGGATTTTCTTAACATCTTTAACTTGAACAAATCTCATAAAGCCCCATTCTTTAACTTTGCGTCCCATAAAGAACAAACTCCAACAAGGAATTTCATTACCATCTGCATCTTTAGCAAGTTCTAACCAATGTAGATCATCTGCAGAACGCATACGGAAGTGTCCAGGACCTCTCCATACTCTTGTGCTTCCTACTACTGCACCTTCTTTACTAAAAATAGGAATGTGTTCCCAATACCCACCTTTGATTATAAATGTAGCATACCCCCATGGATGATCATGTAGTGTAGGTTCATCGCTAACAAGAACTTTGTGTAGTGTAATATTAAAAGGAAAGCGTTTGCGTTCTTTTAAAAATAGATAATAACGGATAAGGTAAGGTACCTTTCCGTCTCTGTCTGTAATAACTCGACGCCTGCCGAGCTTGTCCATAATCTTAGAAAGGAATGTCATCTTCATTGTTAGCCTCATAGTCATCCTTGATTAAATTATACATCTGCTTGAATTTTTCAAACTCTTTTTGAAACGCAGGATATTGTTCACACATACCTTTGATCTTACTCATGCTTGGCATAGTGTCTATCCATTCTTCAAAGGAAGTGTTAATTGTAAATGTATCGTCACTCATACTATAATCACCAGTGTCTGCTAAACTTGTATTAATTGTAATAGTATTAGAACCACTGTATATGTAATCGTCTCCAGTAAAATTACTTACATCTACTGAGAATGTTCCATCATTAAGTCCTAAGTCCAATTCCATTTGTTCTGCATCTTTGTCATTTGACATCTTTTAGTACCTCATATAATGCTTGACCTGAGAAAAACTCTTTGCTAAGTTTGTTTACCTGTTTGTGTATGCTTGGCAAATAATCTTCATAATTGTCCATATAGTCAACTATTTTTTTCATTAGTTCACCTCTGTATTTTGTGTATGCATGATAATCTTCAGTCCATGCACTTGGATATTTAAATTCAGGTAGTGCCATTTCAGTGTAACTTAAACGATCTGGAACCATAGGAATAGCATCTACAAGTGCGCCTTCATACCAACTAATACCTAGTGTTTCTTGTAGGTTGGCACTGAACATAAGTTTTGCTTCTCCTAGCAAGTTATGATATTCGTTTTTAGTAAGTTGACGTTCTTGGCATACCACAAATTCATACTGTGGAAGATGTGTGCGTAAGTCACGGAAAATATCAACCTGTTTTTCTGGAGCAATACGATGTGGAAAGAGTATGATATCTTTCTTGTCCATGCCTTTGTAACTGTCTAGACTATTACGTAGATACTCCATAGGCCAGCCAACTTTGTGAATATTTGTATGATATTGAACATATCCATTAGGTGTATAACTAAATGCTTCTTTAAAAATATCTATGTGGAAGTCACTTGCAAAAAAGTTGTCATCATAACATTCGAACATACTTTTCTCAGCATATCTTACCCAAGGCTTGTCACCTATTAGTCTGCCCAAGAAATCATGTGGGTCATAACTACCAGCATGCCAGAGGCCACCAATGCGAATGTTAACACCCAATAGCTCTGCCATGTAGCGTAGTTGTATAACTGTAGGATTCCAGGCATCGGTGTACAAAAAATAATCACCATCTTTGACCTGACCATTGCAGAACATTTCTCCTATCTGTTCTAGTTGTTTGCTCTTGTATACATTGGTCCCACCAAAATTTAGAAACGCTCCAGGAGTAGTAGCCTGAGGAGTTTCTCCACCGCTGATAACAACGACTTCTTTATTTGTAGCATGTCGCAGTTGCTTTGGAAGATATTCCTTCCATTGCTTAGTATACCTTGTATCAACTGCTTCTATGTCTACAATGTAAATAGTCATTAAAATCTACTCTTACGCTTTTTCTTGTTCTTATATCTCTGAAAAGCTAGATAACCTTCCCATACGTTATCACCTTTTTTATAAAGGCTTTTTTCATCAAAAGGCTTTGCTTCGTAACGGCAATAGTCTTTAAACTTCTCCAAATCGTCAAATACCTTGTTGTATGCTTCACGATCGAATTCGGTAGTCATTGTATTAGCTTCCTTATACATTTTTAGGATTAGGGTAAAAAATCGAACAGCCATTTTCGCCATCTTCGGCAACATCAATTTCTACAAAGCGGCCGGGATACTTTGCAGAAATCTTTGTATACAATTCGTCAGCGATCATCTCGCACGATTTGTAATCTAAAAGGAGCACTTCAGAGTCGGTTGCGCTCTGTTCTTCACTTCCTTGAGTATTGTTTCCTGTATCGGCTCCTGAGTAGAGTCTTTCGAGCCATCTTTTGAATTGGATGAACTCGATATCTCTATCGTCGTGGAACACTTCGATGCGCACCCTGAAATGGAAAATATGACGATGAGGATAACCAAGAAACGAAACATCGTCCCAATCACCTGTCGCCAATTTCGGATCATCTAATGCTGCTGGATACTTATGTATCCCCTCCTTTTTAAAGGTCACCCATATAGATCTATTTACCTTGTTTTTCATATAATTTGCTTTATCTTCTTCACGCATCATACGCACCATACCTTCGTAATATCTTTCCTGTGACATTGTTTGTAGTATACTTTCATTCTATTGGTTTGTCAAGGCCATATTTGCTCCAATCTGTGAACTTTTCTCTGTCCATTAGATCATGTAGGCTATGACACCAAACTCCTGGATTTGTTGCCTTAAAATCTATGTCGTCAATTTTGACCATAGTATTATAATTCCAAAGTTTCGTGTAAGGCAATGGAACACGAATTTGTGGAATAAAGTTATCATAGTCGCAAAGAGCTCCATCATGTAAATCAACACAAGCACTCAAAGGAATATCAAGTGTACACAAATATCCTTGACCTAGATAATGCATTATCATTGATTCCCATTCACGATAAAAATCATATTTGCTATTTGGATCTTTTTCAGGATCAAAACTGTGATTTGCTCCAAAGAAAATATGTTTAATATTTGTATCTTGTAAATGTTTATCAATAACAGAAGGAGAAGCAAGTCCTACTATAAACAGTGTTTCCATTCCGTAAGCAGGAGTTTTTTCAACTTCCACGCCTGTGAAGAAAGTAACATTACTTTCTATACCTGTTTCATAATCACGCTTCATACTGTGCCTCTAAACTTACCATTTCTAATTTTAAAGTATGTACTTGATCTTTTAACTTAAATTTTTCAATCTTAAGTTCTTTAAGTTTACTATCTTCTGCGAATTTGTCAAACTCTTTTTGTATCTTTTCGTCTAAGTATCTATGTTTTCTTTCTAAAGATTCAATACGACTTTTTAATTTGTCTATTGCTGATTGATAGTTGCTCATTATACCTCCTCGAATAAATTTGCAAACTGTGTGCTTGCGTTTACTGTTTTCTTTCCTGTTGCTCCTCTAGTGCCAATAATTGACATCCAGAATCTTGAAAACTCTTCGATTACAGCGTTTGCTTCGTCTCTGCTGTCTGTTGCGAATATTGCTTCAACAACATCTCTAAAAAATAACCTGTCAAAGGACTCGTCCACAAGCATCGCCGGATAAGTTCCGTTGTCGTATTGTCTGTTACCTTCTTGTACTGCATCTATATGACTCCAAACATTGTGTGCCATCTGTATGGCGTATGAAAAACTATCCCATGAAGTTTTACCTTCTTTGCCTATTTTATTTAGATCACCTGGACCATAGATACATACATCTTTGGCTTGTAATCCTGTAGTGATAGGCGAATCTTTGAAACTACCATGTTTGCCTTCTCTTACAAAAGCCTGTCCAAACGGGGTTGTGTCTGTTGATAATGCCTTGTCATCGATACTTGGAACCATTCGATACACCCACTTAGTTCTGTCTTGAGTTTCAAGTTCACAATAGATCTGTCCATTAGCGGTTGCGAGGAAAGGCGAAGCACAATCAAATGTGATAGTAAAGTTTTCATTGTGATATTTCCTTACGGCACGTTGTATATCTGTTAGTAGAGTAGCCCATTCAAGTTTTGAAGTACCTAAGAAGTGCATAAAGTCATGTATGCCTTTTTCGAGCAATCCATCAAAACGCAGTGCTACTAACCTTTTTAGCACAAGATGAACATCACACATATTTTGTCCACCCATTGACCAACCATTAAAGTGTGTGTCGGGATATTTCTTAGGATCGCAGTAATCCTTCATCTGCTGATACCAATCTTCTGCGTCAGCATGATTTTCTCCTTGGAGAACATTAAGGAATTTACAAGCACCACTGCGATTTTTCATAAAATAATCGTTGTTGATACGTGTAGCATTAACAGCATCTTGATAATTGTTGATACCTGTTGCTTTCTGCCCAGCAGGTGAACGTGATACCCAAGCAGGAATATCAAGTATCATCCCATAGTCCATATAAGCGTCCATCCAACTTAAAACTTGTGTGCGTTTTTTCATTGCTTTAGGACAGTTAGGATCTTTCCAATCTCCTTCCCAAACACCTTTACCAATCTGGAATCCACCTGAGTCACCTAACAACCATGAAGTTTCTCGATTTCTGTCTCGAATCATGTCTTCTTTGGCACTGTCTTTGTTTATGTCAAGCTCAGCATGTCCTGCTGAATATAGACTCCATTGGTATTGAAATAGGCTTTTGTCTCTGTTGAGCCAATTACCACTTTCAACACCGTTGGTCCAATGTTTAGGAACACGATTGTAATCAACGTATTCTTCTCTGCGTTGCTTGCCTACAAATGTTGCATAAAAGCCACTTAGTGCGGGCAAGAATATCGCATAATCTTTTTGTGATGCTGTTAGATCACTGTTCATACTATTTGCTCTGTGCTGGAAGGATATAATTGTATTCAGCCATACCTGAATCTACTGTAATTTGCATTGCACCTTGATCCGAAATGCTCATTTTAATATCACCATCAAGACTTAGAATAGCCTGTGTTTGTGCCACTGGCCAAGCCCATGTGTGTTTAAGCGAACCTTCAATGCCTGCTTCGAATACAAACGAACCTGCGTGTGTGCTTGCATCACCGAAACTAAACACAAGATCACCATTTTCAGTTTTTACATTAAATGTAGGCTCTTCTGAGTGCGCCGCACTCTGTAGTTTCATACGACCAATTGCGGCCACGCTTGGCGAAAATGAAACGTCCCAACTTGCGCCTTTGAATTTTACGCTTTTTAGTTTTTCTTCAATAATCTGTTTGTTCATAAAGCGATAGTCATTTTGGAAATCACCTGTTGCGTTTTCAAAGTGAATGTGTGTTGGAATATTTTCACCATTACGTTCTTGATTGACAACATCAATTTTTGCATCCTTTTGATATTCTGGATTTTTCAAATGCAGTGCCAACTTGTCTAAGTTAGGCATACCAAATGTACCATCTGCAACTTTTGATTGTGTGGTTGCTGTTAAAATTACAGAGCGATCCTCTGCCATTGATTCAATTGTTGTAGTGTCTTCGCCAGTGACTTTAACAAGGCTGAGAAAGCCCAGTGCATGTGTGTGTGCGACTACGTCTTGTAAGATATCTTTCATTCGTGTTCTCCTATAGTTAAGTTTATTATATTGTCTTGCTTGGGTTTTGTCAAGTATTTTTCAATACTATATTTAGGTTTGAAGCCTAAAAACTTTAATTTTTCCATGTTTGCACATGTCCATTCACGCTCATGTGGGGTATTTAGACGAATGGGCAAGCCTGGTGCAAAATCACGGACTCTAAATGGAACTCCTGTGCCTATATCTACAGTGTCAGTGTACTTACTGTGCATGAGAAGTTCTATCGCATCGCATAAATCTTCTATGTGTATAAAATCTCGATAATGATTTGTAACATATTCAAGTTCACTGTTAAAGAATTTAGCTAAGAACATGTTTGATCTAGGATTATCACTATACACTGTATGGAATCTCATTCCTAAGGTATTAGGATAGCATGCCGCTGCTTCTTCCATGATATATTTGCTTGCCGCATAAGGATTCAGATGCGGTTCATATGCACTACTTGAACTTGCATAAAGTATTCTTGTGTTAGGATAGCGTTCAAATAATCGTTTGCTTACTTCTACATTGTTACGCCAGTAGCCTGCTGGGTCTTTGACGCTTTCTCTTACACCGCTTTTTCCTGCTAGGTGTATAATTAAATCAAATTCTTCTTTCAGTTCGCAATCTAATAAGTCTTGACTGTTGATGATACCATCTCTATCCCAGCCATCCTGTAGATCAAAACCTACTATGCTATGATTTTTTTTCAGCCTTTCTAAAAGATGACTTCCTATAAAGCCTCTATGTCCTGTGAGCATTATGTGCATTATTCTTTCCTCACACTGTTGTTGTAATTAATAGCTTCTTCGAGCAATGTAAATCTTCTACCAGAACCTTGTGCAGAACGAACAGTTGCTATAACATCTTTTGGGAAACAGTGTCCACCAAAACCACGTTGTTCTGTGACACCTGTGTGGCTAAATCCTATTCTTTCATCTGACGCAACAGCATTTGCCACTGCTTTGTAATCTAAGTTTTGATCTTCACAATAGTCATAGATTTGATTAAAGAAACTAACTTTTAGTGCTAGGAAACTATTGCGTAGTGCTTTTGCCGCTACAAGAGTTTCTGGATCTTCTATATGAATATTAATTTTGCCCATAGCACCTAAATATATGTCACTCCAAAATGCTGTACAATTACCACCTATCCACATGTCTTTAGCAAATGCATCTTTTTCCCAAGTTGCTTGACGCAGAAACTCGGGCGAGAAACAAATCTGTTTGTTAGGAAATTGACTTTTAATTTCTTTCCAACCTTCTACACTAATTGTGCTTTTAATTAGAATAGGTACATCAGGTGTTTGGTTAAGCACATCAATAACATTACTATAGTCACATTCACCATACTGCTTAGGAGGAGTAGCAACACTTATAATGACAGCATCAACATTCAACCATTCACTTTCATAGCCTTTGTATGGATCATGTATTTCCACATCATGATAACCTTTGAGAACTAATTCTTGTGCTTTACCTACAAAGCCATATCCTGCTATAAGTATTTTCATTTATCTTCCTTTTTGCCTAAAATTTTTAACAATTTTTTTTGTTCTCTTTTTTTGACAAATTCTTCTTCACCTTCGTATGAACTGCATTTTTCTAAAGCATCTTCACAGTGCCAAAGTATGCGATATAAATCTTGTTTACAACCAAAAGTTACAAATCCGTCCATAAGTTTATCATTTGCGG